ACTGTACCGGACACTACCCGGAACTACTGTTTCTGTATTTGTAGCGTGATTAAATGGGTAGTTAAACTCACGCTGGTTAATATATCTAATAGCTTCATTAACAGCGTTTTTAGCTTGCGTTTGAATACCACGAGATGATGCAAAGTTAGCAGAAGTTAACTCAACTTCATTTAGTTTAGCCAACACTTTATTTGTTAATGTGAGAAATGTTTCAGCCATTATATTCCCTTAAACAGAAGTGAGGGGGCAAGTTTCCCTGCCCCGTCACATTGTATTTACGCGAGTTGATCGCGGTCCACTTCTTGAGCAGTCATGTCGCCCGGATCGTCAACATCCAAACAGACAGCAAACATGCGGATTTTACCGCCTGTTGTTGTACCTGTCATTGCTTGAATTTCAACATCAATGGTATCAGAAGTGCCACCAATAAGAACAGGAGTTTGTCCTGCCTTAAAAGCGTAGTCACCTGCTGATGCACCATCAAAATCAAACCCGTCAACAAAGTTGTCCAGATCACCTCCGGTAATACCAAAGTCAAAATCTGTGTCAGTTGAAGTACCTGTATGAGCAGATGTTACTTCAAAGCCAGCACACATGATGAGAGTATTAGCCGGAATAGTCAAACCCGGAATCACATCGTTAGCAGCGAGGGCTGTACCCTTATCGCTTGCCGCCGTTGCAAAGTTCAACTCTGCAGAAAGCAGGTATGGTTTACGTCCACGTGCGTCATTGCCTCGTGCTACGGAAGTAGTATTATCACCTAGAGCCATAATTCAATCTCCCTTAAACCAAGCAGAAACGGGCGTTTACAAGAGCTTCAGGACGAAGAATCTTGCGGCCGTACAAATGCATACCACGAACAATGTCAGCAAAGCTGTCTGGATCACGGTATGTCTCAGTCTTGTTGATTTGCTCTGCAGTAGCAACAGCAGATGAATGTCCACCAACAATTACACCAAAGTTAGAACTATTCGTACCACCTGTGGTAGCAGAACCTGTTCCAATTGAAGGAAGGTTGTTGGAAACATACACTTGGAAGCCGTGCAGATTATTAATCACAAGACCATTGCGAAGACCACCGCTTTCACCGAAGTCAGAGTTCAGAAGTTTTGAGTCTTCATCCTTCAGCACTTCCATGAATACTGGGTCTACAACAAGCCAGCGGCCCTGTGTATCAACATTTTGCTGGTCTAGCTTGCGAGCCATACGAGCAATAATCATGGTTGGATTAGCGTTACCTGAACCCGGTACTGAAGAAGCACCCGGTAGGCGTGGCTGAATGCCAATACCATTATTAGCAGAACCACCAAAGTCATTAGCGTCAACCTGCATTTCAGTTAGCAGTTCGTTAGTACCTGCAGTTGAAATAGCTTTTGAGCCGTTTACAGTAGTGTTAGCTGTGTCAGCAGCACCGTGAAGTGCAGACTGTTTGAATCCAGCCATGTAACCAAGAACATCTTGGTCAAACTGGTCAGCGAGGCGATACGCAGCACGATCACTTGCCAGTGATTGGAAGTTAACGTGTGAGTGTGCCTCTTCAATGTCATCAACCTTAAATGCAAAGTAGTTAGCTTTGTCAATTGTTAGGCTGAAGTCTTCGTCATCAAGGTCTTGCGGAGTGATAGTAGTACCACGGGCGTAAGCCTTGACAGTGATTTCGGGTTCCTTAATAATCTTAACGGAATCTCCCATCTGAGCAATCTCACCAAAGTAGTCATTGTTGGTGATTGCTTCAGCAACAGCACTCTTGCGGAAAGCAAGTTGCACCTGTTTGCTGTAAATGATTGGAGAGAAGTTACCGTTAGGAAGATTACCATATCCCGATGCGGTAGTAAATGCCATTTTAAATTCTCCTATTAGCATTTTCACAGATGCAAACTAACTAGACTATTCAGAGGCTGACCTACATGGGTGCGTATCTTAGTAAGGTGGCCGCCCTACTATTCAACGGGCCTTGCTTATCAGGTAATCCGTAAGACTTTGTTGTTTGCTGAATTGGTGTAAGCTGATAGCGAACCACACTTACACCTTTGTTACATATAGTTATACTAAAAAATATCTATATGTCAACACTTTTTTCTTTAGGTATCTCAATAAAATTCATATTCATACTGAAAGACCTTCTTTCACCCTTCGTATAGAAAGGATATACACAATGAAATAGTTGAGAAGGGAATACGTAAAAGTCTCCTACCTGTGGCTTAACTACAAAGTTTGTGCATGTATATCCTGAAGGAGTACCACTAGCAAACTGTATATGTCCATTGGCAGGATGATGATCTTTATAATCTTCTTCCCACTCTTCTTCTATTCCATCTGGCAATTTCAAATACCCTACACATGACAAGCGAGAGCCAGTATGTATGTGTAGAGGATTATATTCGTTTTCAAATTGACGAACAAACCAACCGGACACTACTTGTAGTCCATAGTCGTACTTTTCATTATCCATCTTCTTACTGCCCATAGTGTTTCGGTCATCTGTATAGGCTTGGTACATACCTATAAATCTACCTAAACCCTCTTGGGCAATTTTAATAGTGTCATCATTAAAAGCTAATTCTTCAGACACTTTACCTACTAAATTTTCAGAGTAGTCCTCTAGCCTATTAGACATTTTACTATTTAAGCTATCTACTAACTCTTCAGGCATACGATAGTATCCCATAGTGGGACCAAACGGAGCAAGAAGATGAATATCTTTTTCAGGTTTGAATATGATACTCATCGTGCCGATCCTGACACATCATAAATAAACTTTCCACTACGGATAGCTTCCATGATTTCGTCAGCATGTTTTTCGTATTGTTGAGGAGACATACTCTGTACCTCTGATTCTTTCAGGTATGTAGAAGTCTCATTGCCTTGTGGCTTACTTCTTTTATTTTTTGGCGCAACTGCTTCTGCTGCACTTTTATCGTTCTTACCCTTAGACGGTTTGCTAATTCCTCTATCTCCTTTATAGAGGTCAATTGCTCTTGCTGCTGATTTTGCGTCATTATCATTCTCATACAGCGCATCCTGTACCCACTTAGGTTGTTCTTCTGCCCACTCGTGAAAATCATCACTGTCACGAATGTCATCAAAGTCTGGATGCAGACGCATAAGTTCCGCTTCTGCTTTTTCTTTCTTAGCATCATATTGCATTTCATCAATTACCTTCATGCGTTCTTCCAAGCTATCTGCTTGTTCTTTCGCTTTTTTAATGGCAATTGTTTCTACAATGGCAGCAACGTCAGGGTAATTCTTAGCCCAACTTTCTAAATCTTCTTCTGACTTAGGTAGCCTCATTTCTTTTTTTGTTGCGGAACTTAGCTGAGACTTTAATTTATCTATCTCCTCTTTAAATTCCACTGCTTGTTTTTGTTGATGCCTACGAAGATCAGAGTAACGCTTCTTAAATGTTTTTTCTTCTGCGCTATCTGGTTCCTTATCTTCAGGTTCCGTATCTCCTACTTCCCCTTTTTGTTCTTTCATAAGCTGTTCAAGTTCTTCCTCATCAATCTTGCGTTTTTCTTCGTTAGTATATTTACGATTTGCAAATGCAACTTTCTTAGGTGACTGCATTTCTTCAGTCATAATTTCGGCTTCTGCCATTTTATTTACTCCTTGTTGGGGCCAACGTAGCCACACCTGTCGGGTGGGGGATGGGTAGGCCAACTGATTGCGGTTAATTTTTTAAAAGCTAACCCGCTTTGCTTTTCTTAATAATACTCATCGTCCATTCCTGTGGGTTCACCAGTAAAGGCTCCTGCTGTTCCTGTAGGATCACGGCCTTTTTCAATAGCTGTTTCCATAGTTTCTGTACCCGGACCACCATAGCTTTCACCCCTATCAACTGCTGCTTGGAAAGACTCTTGTGCCGCAGCTTGTGCTTGGGCGAAGGCTTTTTCATTTTTCTCTGCAATTGCTTTTTGATTAGCTAACTCTTTAGCTTTTGTTACCTCTCTCATTAAAGTATTGAAAGATTTTTTCTGACCTGCGGAAGTTAATGATACTCCATACGTATTTGCTAAAGCCTCTACTGCTTTACTAGCATACGCTTCAGTACGTTTATTTCCTTTTTCATCCACAAAAACATCTTTTATTTCGGGGGACTCCATTACTCTATTAATACTTGCTGCTATAACGTTTTGCTTTTGGGGTGACATAGTATGTAACGGGTCTTTGTCCTCATATACCCCAGATAGTTGTCCCATTTTTTCTGGGGATGAGAATGTAGCTGTACCACCTCTGAACGCATCTAAAACTCCACCAACAGCGGCGGCTTGTGCGGCTCCTGATTTAACTTTAGATTCTCCAAATATGCTAAACATTCCGGGTATTCCGTCAGTTAATGGCCCCATAGAATATTCGCTTATAGCTGTACGTAATGGGTTTGTCAATTCTGCTGCATTGTAACGAATACCTGTATCATCTGAAGTAGCAAAGCTCGGATTAAGGTCATTGTTCTCTCCATCACCTGTTGGTGTTTTTGCTGTAGGCACGGTAGTTTCCTCTGGTTCAATAGCCTCAACAACGTCTGTAGGAATTGGTACAAAACCTTGTGGGATAGGATAGACAGGCTTACCATCTACAAACGGAATAGTCATCTTCTGTCCTGTGTCGTTGTTAATATATTCTTTTAACTCATCATATCTGCCAGTTGTTGTAGGCAAAAGGTCTTCAAATGTAGGCGTTGACCCTGCTGTCGTAACTGGTGTAGTTGGAGGAGTAAAGCCAGTTTGTAAGGGTTGTCGTTGTTGTAACATTGGTTGGCCTACAGGAATGATAGGTGCTTGATATGACGGCGGTGTGTATGGAGCAAATTGTGAAGGCTGTTCCATTATACCAAACTGGTTAGGTACAAAACCACCTACATTATACTCTAATTCATCTTCCATGTCAAGGTCATTAATATCAAATGGCAAATTATCAGGCATGGTAGCCTCTTCGCTGTTACCCATCTGACCCATTGCATCCATACGAGCAAGACCTGCTTTTGCTTCCTGTCGCAAGTTCATAAGTTTTTCTAGACCGATAAACCTTACTACATCTGCTGGGAATACAAACTCGCCCTCACTAAGTTGTGCAGGAATGTCATCCCGTACTTCTTCTTGCGTAGAGCCGGGTGGTACATCATTGCCAGACACAGGGTCTATTGTACCGCCTTCGTCCATCAAACCCCCATCTTCAAACATGCTCATTTGTTTTTCCATAACTGTGCCGCCCTCATTAAAAGTTGCGGGTCTACCGACCCTATCTGGATTTTCAATTTTTAGTTCTCTAAGTTTGCTGATACGTGTTGCACGTTCTGTTGCAGTCTTAGGTAACTTTGGTTTAGCCAAAACTAATGCACCAATCTGAATAACTTCTTCTGCCTCAAAAATTGGCATCATAGTATCTTTATCATAAAAGAAACTATGTCTTTCAGGATTAAATCCTACCTGAACGTATCCGCTTTTAGGATCAGCTAAATATTTCTGTGCTAGATCAAATGCCTGTTCATCAGAAAGGTCTTGCCATTCACCTTTCATAGTTGCCATAGGAAATTTTTTAGTTTCATCCTTTGCAATTTTACGGACTTTTTCTGTTGATGTGCTTATAGAAAAATCTACATTTTTTAAAACAGCAGTACGCGCATAGACATTTCCACCCTTATCGGGAAGTGTTATAGATGCTACCCAAGTATTAAATTTGTTATACGCAGGAATATCTAAACGAGTATCTAATATAGTTCCTTTTTTAATTTTTTTATTAAGACCTACAATACCTTTTGATGCTTTACTTTTACCTAATGCCCCAACAGTATTCTTCAATGTAGGAACCATCGTTTGTAAATCTTGTAAAGTGAATTTAGTAGCTGGTTGATTTTCACGTATGTATCTACGAAATTCTGGTCCAGACATTTCCCCAGATTCTAGTTTCTGCGCTTGTTCTGAAAACTTTCTAGTTTCACGTCTTTTTTCCTCAGTCTTATCTACTTTGTTAACAGGATCATCTCGCCACTCTTGTAAAGAGTCTGGATCATCTAAAAACTTTTTAGCATCCTGCTCGTCAGCTTTACGAAACTTTTTTGCAAACACACGAATAGGTTTTGCTAAAGCATCACCTGCGCCGGGTAGTATACCTACACCCAAAGCAGCAGTTCCTATAGCTGCACTGCCGTAAGAACCCTCTTCAATATAATCTGCCACTTCTTTAGCAAGCATTGCATCGCCAATAACTGGTGTCATTTCTGCTAGTGATTTTCTATCTGCGGCTATTTCTTCTGCAGTGCGTGTTTCTGTGCGAGGTGAAAGTATGGACGGAGCATCAAGTCCCATAGACCGCATTTGTTCCTGTGCTTTATCAGAAGGTGTGGGTAGTTCATACTCATCATCTACAACACTATAATCAATTTCTCCATCCGCTATACCACCCTTGTTCATTCTTACTGGTGGTATAATTGTTTCTGTTTCTAAATTTTCTAATCCTTTTAACAAGTCTTGTTTATTAGCTTCGCGGTTTTTAATTGTATCTGCGTCTTCTTCTTCGGAAGAAAACATATCCACAAATTTTTCAAACAAACTTGGTTGCTCTGGTTTGTCAGCAGGTAAATCAATTACAGGAATGGCATCTGTTGTTTCAGGTGCTATGTCCATAGTCTGAATAGAAGGTCTATCTACAAGAAGACTTTCCATCTGTTGTTTCTGTTCGTCCCTATCAGCCGCTTCAACATTTCTTTGAAACTCTTCCTGTTCCACTGTCTCAAGCATATCTGTAGTGCCAGCCTCTACTACATCACTGTCTTGTGCATCAGGTGCAGGTTTTGTTGTTGGTTTTAGCTGGGTGGCTGGTTTAACATTATCTTCAAGTGTTGCTACAGGTTCTATCGTCATACCCGCTACTGTAATAGTTCCGGGTTTTGTTGTACTATGCAATGACTGTGAAACATATGATATGGGTATTGCCGGACCATCTGACAGAGTGTATGTTACTTTTGCAGACTGTTGTTTATTGTTTTGGTTTATGGCATTTATACTTGTGATAGTAGGAATGTTTAAATCTTTAGCTGCCATATTATAAAACATTGCACGGCGTAATGCAATACCTTTTGTTGGGCGTTCCCCTTTTCTTTTTGGATCATACGCACCAATTGCATCTAACGATTGTTTTATAGCTGTTTCATAATTTCCTGATGTAAGAGCCTTAAAATATTTTGGAGCTTTATGGTTTAAGCTACCCATATTAAATTGAATGTCTAGTGAATTAAATTTCATAGGTAAAGGAAGATTATCCCAATCAACTCCCATCCTTTTTAACTCATCTATATTTTTTTGTGCAACAGCTTTTGCAAGACCTTTGGGATCACCCTCGTAATCTTCCTCTTTAACACCTAATAAATCTTTAACACCATATTCTCTGGTTGCCATACCAGTTACTGTATCGCCACCTTCAGCACCTTCGCTAGTAGCAAGCGTATTTAGATATGCATCTAAAAACTTATCATTATCCATCTAGTTCACTCACTTCATCTCTAAGACGTTGCACTTTACGCAACGCAGTTATAGAACCCTGCGCACGTGAAATGTCTGTAATATTATTAGATTGCTCTAATGTTTTTCTATGTGTATCAATTAATGCATCTAAATAATTATTGAAGTGCGTCCATTGGCGGTTGTTGCCCACCAACGGCTTCAGCTTGCTGTACAGTTCCTTGTCCACCATTTCCACTAAATCCTTGTTCGCCCGGTACAGGTACTTGGCCTGTCCCTATATTACCACCACCTGCACCAGTTGGGTCCATTACATCAGCACCTGCTGGCGCACCTTGGCCTTCAGGTAATGGGGCTTGGAACCCTTTCATAATCTCTGCTTGCAGTGCAGCTTCATTCATATTGTTCACAACCTTATCGGGGTCAAGGTCCATAGACTTTGCAATCTCTGTGATTACATATTGGAATTTAGCAAATGGCGCAAGTGCAGGATTACTTGCAATCTGCAAGAACTGCATTAAACGTTGACTCCGTATTTCATTTGCCATCAGGCTTTCAGTTCCACGTGCTTTAACTTCTAAATCGCCTTTTAGTTCTGCATCAAAGTCAAACTGCATGTTGAATCTAAATAAACCCTCACCAAGGGGACGAAGTAAATAATCATCTACATTCTTAATAACACTCTTGATAGAACCTTGTGCCGCACCCATGAGCATAGAGATGCCTGATGCTGTACGTCCTACACCAGATACACCTGTCTGACCGTGTGCAAAAGATGGAAAGCCTGTACTCTCATCTGCCAGCACCCTTGCTTTATCAAACATCATCATGTTTTCTTGTGATACATTTGGATACTTTGTACCAAAGATAGCCTGACCCGGTGCGCCACCTTGTCTACGGAATACCTTACCCGGATATAGTGTAAGGTCTTGCCCCGGCACTAGATTAGTTTCATCTACTTCAACCAGCAAGTTACCAGATAATACAGCATTGTCAACCGCCATACGCATAAAGCCATTCATCAATGTCTGTGTATCATCCATATTTTCTGCTATACCTACACCAAAGAAGGAGTATGGGTTCAGTTCGTATGGAGCAGCCATGTACGGAATTTTTGATGGCTTGAACGGATTAAGCACAAGACGAATTAGCTTGCCATTACAAATCCATGCATTAGCTTGTAATTCATCAAAGTCTTCTAGTTCTTTAGGTATATCTACTTCTTGTTCAAGAAGCATAGCGACATCCATCATACCCCAATATTCAAGAACCTCAAAACGATCAATGCCATGCTCTGGTGCATAGTCTGACAAGTCATCTTCCCAATACTTTTTGGTATAGCTTTCACCAAAAGAAATAGCATCATCAATGACAGATGACCGGAAGTATGGGCGGCGTTTTAAGGAACGCAGTTGTGTACGAGACATTTTATGTCGTTCAATTACGTACTGTGCCTCATCCATGTTGTTGGCATCAGGATCAGGATAAAAGTTCCAA